ACAAAGTCTTACCACCACCAGTAGGCACAATGACTTGACCCTTAGTGGATTGATTCATTCTATTAACTATCCTCTTCTGGTGAGGACGTAAATTCATAGTAATATTAATTCAACAAATGTATATTAATTCCTAGTAATACAAATGTCAATATCTAAAGGACAGTTTATCCACTGGCACACCTAAAATAATGTATTACTAGGAGTTATATTACAGCATAAGTTATAATATTCATCATCAATTTCAAACCCTATGTATTTCCTATCTGCTTTAATTGCCATCCTTGCTGTTGTGCCACTACCCATAAATGGATCTAATACTATATCATCAGGATTAGTCCAAGTAATAATATGATCATATGCTAATTTCTCAGGCATTGTTGCAGGATGTTTGTATGCCTCTTTATTTGATTGACCATATCCTCCACTATTCTTTATTCTCCAAATGTTAGTCCTAACTCCATATTCTTTAATTTCTTTACTCTTTCTATTAGGATCATTTGTCCCTCCATCTCTTCTCCTAGTAGTTGCATTACCCCATGATTGATGACCTGCCCACTTATTCTTTTTATCTTGAATTAAATTAACTGTTTTAGGTTTACCCTTAGATAATATAAAACAATACTCAAACATTTGAGTATATCTCACAGACTTAACACCACTAGCAAATGCAGTGCCAGTCTTTTCATATATCATTGTATCATGTAATCTTAAACCTAAGTCCATAAAATATAAACATTGTCTGAAAGATGACCCTGTTTCACTACCATTAACTGTGGCATCATTTACATTCCACATAATAACAGCACCATCTTTTAATACTCTTGATAGTTCATTAGCAACTAACTTAAAAGTATTAAAATCCCATTTAGATGAGTCATTATATGTCCTTAAGTCGTCATAAGGTGGAGAAGTAACAACTAAATCAATACATTTATCGTCTAATTTAGTCATGCCTGTTATACATGACTCATTGTATATTTTATTAACTAAAAGACTCATAATCTGTTTGTATGTATTTTACCTTTGCATTTGGTCTGCCTTTTGCATGTAATCTTATTTTACCATATACTTCTTCAACTTGCAATGCATCTTGCACATGTATCTTGAGACTAGAAAATCCATTGTTATTCTTTCCTGTTGATGTAACAGTATCATTCCATCCACTATCTGCATGTGTCAATGCAGGAACATTAACTAATGCTGCAAATATCTCTGTGAATCTATTACCTTCATTCTTTAACTTCATCACGAAGTGTAGAGAATCCTTAACCTTACTATGATTATTACCTGTTGCAAATGATGCTGCATCATCCATGAGTGACATCTTCTCTTCAATGGTTACATCACCATTGTCCTCCATTTCTACATCATAACCATTAGCATTAACGAATGTGTATGGTATATTTAATTCCCTTGCTGCATCCTCAAATACAAATGGTGTGAAGATAGCAAGTAGTTTAGTTTTAGTAACAGTGTCATTGAATAGTGTGTCAAGGTTGCCACCACGTCCACCTGTACCTACTTCAAAGATTTGATCCAATCGATCTTGTAACAGACTAACTGCAAGTGGAACTATCCTCTTGTAATCATCTTTGATCTTGGTCATAATAATTTTAAATTCAATACTATTATAATTTTAAAAAATACACTAGTCAAGCAGCACTATGCCACTTTAACAAGTGTCTCCATTCTTTTAAAACTACCTTGCATATTATAAAATAACTTATAATTCTCTGTTGTTACATAATGTCCTGTAATATCATTACCATCACAGTGCCAACCATATGCTATTACCTTCTCATTTTCCCCATCAATTCTTAATGTCTTGCTGCCATCCAAGTAAGAATGGTATCGTTCATCTAAATTAAGCATTGGTTTAAGAGTATTGTGAGGACATTCTAACATAAGTTAGGTTTAATATCTATAAACTTAATGATGTCTTTAGGTTTTAGGACATCTTTCTGTTACAAATGACTCAAGTGCCTCCCTCACCTCTTTCTTCTGAACTTCAGTCATGTGAACTATTTTTACCTTCTCTACACTCTCCATAAACTTATCCACATCAATACACTGCAATTCTATTGTTGCTGCAAATGCTAAGAGTGGGATCATTTGATTACCTCCCAGTGGTCATCTGAATATTCATTAAGACAAAAAGAATATTTTCCAGAAATAGACTCAACAAATGCAAGTCCATCACTTCTCTTATTCACTACACAACTATGTAGTTGTCGCATATCACTAAGAAACCTATCCTTTGCTACTCTACTCTTTGGTTTAACACAAATGAATTCCTTTTTCATTATGCAAACCTCGCAATAGTAAGAGCACACAATCTAACACCCCAATTCATAAAGATAAAGAATGAAGTGACGAAAATCAGTTTTTCTTGTGTAGAATAATTCACAAATCAATACTAAACTATTCATACTATACAAAGTATCAATGACTAATGCAAGTGGTCGTGTGACAGTTTGATGAGTGGTTATACGTCTGGTACTAACTTAGTGCCAAAAGTATAATAATATTGTGCATTAACTTTATCCCAATCAGTACCAGGTATTTGAATTGGTGATGAATAAACTGTTGGACCTGCTTCCCCATTTCCTAACCATCCATCACTATTAGCTCCCCATGCCCATAGTGTGCCATCAGTTTTGGTTGCCAGAGTATGAGATGCTCCTGATGATACAGTTGCCCATGTAGTACCAGGTATTTGAACTGGTGATGAACGAGTTATTGCAGTATTATCTCCTAAGTTTCCACTATTAGATCCCCAACCCCATAATGTACCATCAGTTTTAATTGCATGATACCATTTAGCACCACCTCCACTCATAGCAGAAGGATTAGAACAACCAGACAAAATACTCCAATTAGTACCAGGAACTTGAATTGGTGATGAAACTCCACCTGGATTGGCAGTATCATTTCTTCCTAATTGACCAAATTGATTTTGTCCCCATGTCCATAATGTTCCATCTGTCTTAATTCCACCTCCTCCAAATCCTTGTCCTACTATATTCCTAGTCCATGTAGTATCAGTACCTACTTGAGTTGGTGATGAACGCGCTGCTGGACTATTATCTCCCCTTGCTCCACCATCACTTTGTCCCCATGCCCATAGAGTTCCATCAGTCCTCCTTGCAAAAACTGTTTTTACTCCTTGACTTCCCACTACAACATCCCATGTAGTACCAGGTATTTGAACTGGTGATGAACGATTACCTTCATTTCCTCCTTCAACACCAGAAATATTAATTCCTAACGTTCCTTGATTATTTGCTCCCCATGTCCATAGTGTTCCATCAGTTTTAACCGCTGCTCCTCCTCCTCCCCATCCACAAAAACCAGTAACTTGTTTCCATGTAGTACCAGGAATTTGTACTGGTGATGAATAATGTACTACATCATTAAGTCCCAATGCTCCATATTCATTAGCTCCCCATGCCCACAGGGTTCCATCAGTCCTCACTGCATAAGCACTCTTATCTTGACCTGTTGCACCTGACCATGTATTACCAGGTACTTGAGTTGGAGAAGATCTATATCCACTAGGTCCTCCAACATTTATTCCTAATCCTTCTTCATTTTGTCCCCATGCATACAACTCTGATGTTTCAGCAGCAAGACCAAATGTATATGCTGTGCCAACATAATCTACATCACCACTAGTATTAGTAAAACATCCTGATGGATAACTGATGTGATATGTATCACCAGCAGTCATATTACTTGTAGGATCAATTACTGCTCTCCTACCTGCAATAGTAACAGAACTACCTACACCAAAATTTTCTACTACTGTTCCTGCTGCTCCTGCATTAGTAGCAATACTTAAGGTTATATTACCACTACCTGCTAATATTCTATGATCAAATGTTATTCCTATACCTGTAGATTTACCAACTTTAGTATCACTTGGATCAGGATCATATGTAAGAGGAGCAATACTCATTGCCACTCCAGTCATACTTGCACCACTACCCTCAAATGTAGTAGCAGTTACAACACCAGTGATATTCAATCCACCTGCATTAATAGTCACACCACTCCCAATGACTGCTGATGTTGCTGTTACAAATCCACTATTAACATCACCAGTGAGATTACCAGACAGTGTAGCAGCAGTAGTCACACCACTCACATTGATGCCACCACTGGTTATAGTTACATTACTACCTATCTTTGCTTGATTTCCTAAACTACTTACACCACTTATGACTGCGCCATTATCAAAGGTAGGAGCACCCTTCCCACCATAATCAACTATATTATTAACTCTGACTTCAGACATAGTTTAGTATTTTTAGGTATTTAGTTTATCTAGTAGTGAAGACAACTGGTGAACTACCATCACCCCTATAAATTTCATTTTCAACTTGAGTCCAAACACCAGGCATTTGAACTGGTGAGGAATAAATTAT